CTATTGCATGCCGACAAATGAACATCTGCACTCAGGAGCCCCTACTCGACCCGTTGACCAACCTAAAGGTTGGATACCTTCTTTATCAGGAGGCTGGCTGGGGCCCATGGGACCCCTGCACTTGGGGCAAAGAATGGGCGCATCGTTGCGAAAAGAAGCCGTAAGAGTTTTGGGCGGCTAGCATTTGCCGCGTGACAAAAAAGAACATACGGGGGGAAATCCTCGCAGAAACAGAATCAATCATCAACGGCAAGCGCAACGCTGATTACGGCGACCCGCTTGAGGACTTCACCACCACGGCACAGTTTTGGGAAACTTACCTTTTGCGAATAACCGCTCGCAGGGGAAAATTGAAATTGCTGCCTCACGATATTGCGGCAATGATGATGCTTCTCAAACTGGCACGGCTCACTTGGACCCCAGATGAAAAGGACCACTGGAAAGACGCAGTCGGTTACGGCGCTCTGGGTTGGGAATGCGAGTGTCGTGAAGAAAAGAAAGAAAAGTAGGGGACAAAATGGGAAGCAGTTGCGACACACATGACATTGAGGAATACAAAAAGGAAATGAGCACCAATGTCCAGATATCGATGGTCATGGCGATGGTGGAAGAATCAGAACCCGACCTTTTTGGTCGAGGAACTGCCAAGTTATGGGAAAACAATCAGCACAAACTGACCGAAATCCAACAAGAACTGTACGACAAGATGCTGATAACGACAAAGTGGCACGGTGCGCTGCAAGCCAAGTTCTGGCGTGAATTTTATGAGTGAAGAAGAGATTGATGTTTCTTCAATTTTGGAGCAAATCAAGTCCAGAATCAACTCGGCATATGGAAAAATCATTGAATGTGACTCTGGCTGGCACGAATTGGTGTGCAAATGCCATCTTGAACTGCTGGCCATGGACCCAAATTATGAAGTTTTCCAAATAAAAGAGAAATTCGGGTCCCTCAGATACTACTTCGGCACTCGCTCGACCGATTTGAAAGAGTTTATGATGTGGAAAGTCTCCGAAAAGTACACAGCGCTATCAGCAAATACATGCGAAATTACGGGCAAGGCTGGAAAACTCATGTTTAAGCAGGGTTTGTACAAGACATTGGCCGAAGAATACGAAAACGATGGCTGGAAGTTGGTGGACGGAGTATCGGCTGATGAAATTTTCGGTGTTGTGCCCCCAGAATGACCACGGAACACAGAAAAGCGCCACGCAGAAGGGTCGTGGAAATACGCAGGGTGGGTTCGTGGGGCAATGTCGTATATGAGCACCGCCTCGATTGTGGTCACACGGAAAAAAGACCCAGAGCCGCGTCGTCGAAAAGTCTTGCCTGTGCTTGGTGCTTGCGTTCACAAGCAAAAGAAATAGAAATAAGGTCTTTGTCTTCACCAGCAAAAACAATAGAAATAGATATCCAAAAAACCGAAATACAAATAGCGCGTGCAAAAGCCACAATTGCTCACTCCTTTAACGTGTCCCTAGAACAGGTAGAAGTTTCGGTTGTGGACAAATTTGGTGAGCAAAAAATTTCTGGTGCCGTCGTGTTTCTTTCGGAAAGCGACGTTCGTAGCCTCATCGGTTAACACTTCTAAAGGGGGTCAGCATGTCGACACGAAAATCACAACGGAAGGAATTTGACGAGGACCAGAAAAGCCTCATAAAATCTCTTCGCGAAGAGGGAAAATCGACTGACACAATCGCCGCAATTCTTATGGTTGGAAAAGAGCGAGTGCGCAGGCACCTCAAAGAGAACGGAATGGATTGTTACCAAAACAATCGAGCGCCGAGGCAAAATGTAACCGCCGAACCCAAGGACATAACAGTTGATTACCCAGATTTTTCTCAAGCCGTTTGCCGAGGCGTAGAAACACAAGCATTTTTTATTGAGGGCCAGCCGATGGGCAGAATAGCCCGAATAAAGCATCAGGAGCGCATCGATAATGCCATACAAATCTGTACTTCTTGTTCCATACAAGAGCAATGCCTTGACTATGCGCTCAAAGCAGAGCCTTATGGGATTTGGGGTGGAACGACAGAAATAGAGCGCGAATACCTGCGGAGCAAATTGGGGATTAATTGCGCCAGGGAAATTAGTTTGGGCCGTGTGGCCAGAAAGGCGCGGCTCGGCTTTCAATCACCATCACTTGTCGCAAGTTACGATTCACAATTCGGGCGCTCAAAAATTGTAAAGAAGCGTTTAACACAAGGTGTCTAACACAGCCATTTCGTCTCAACTCCAGAACGTGCTGGACCGCCTGCAGGGCGTTGTCCGTGTTTCTGGCGGCTTTCAGGCGAAGTGTCCGTGTCGAAATGATGATGAAAACCCGTCATTCTCGGTATCGGAAGGGGAAAGTGGTAAAGTCGTGGTTTACTGCCACGCAGGTAGGTGCGACACCAAACAGGCGTGTGAGTCGATGGGAATCACCATGTCGGATTTGTATCCACCAAAACAAGCCAAGAAACTTGAACTCGTCGCCAAATATCGCTACCTTGACGAAACAGGCACACTGTTGTTTGAAAAACTTCGATATCTCGATTCATCAACTGGCAAAAAAGAATTTCGTCAACGCAAGCCAGACGGAAAAGGTGGCTGGGAATACAAGTTGGGGGATACGCCGCGAGTTCTTTACAATTTGCCCGAAGTAATTAAAGCAAAATCCGCTGGAGCACCCATTTGGGTTGTAGAAGGAGAAAAAGATGCCGACACTCTCGTCAAAATGGGTATATGTGCGACGACTATGCCCAATGGGGCTGGAACATGGCTGCCCATCCACACCGAAGCCCTCGCTGGTGCAGTTGTGGAAATCATCGCAGACAACGACGAAGCAGGACTCAAGCATGCGAAAGGCGTTTACGAAGAACTAGCCGATGCTGGTTGCGACGCGCAAGTTTGGGTGTGCAAAAAAGGCAAAGACATCACCGAACACGTTGCCATGGGCGGAGCGATTGATGAACTGCAGCAAGTTGATTTGGGTTCAATCAACAATGAAAAAAAAGAGCAAGTTCGAGTAGTCAGTGACACCCATGAAGGTCGCGCAGTCAACGAAATTTTCGACCTTCTTGACCGTGACGATATGTCGGAAAGCCAAAAACTTTCACGGGCCCAACTTATTATTTCGAGGACGTCCAGCACCAAGATTGTCGACACTGGGCGTTTGGTTTCCTGGTCTGATTTCGTAAAAGAAACGGACGACGATTCCTACGATTGGGTAATTCCTGGACTGCTAGAACGCAATGAAAGAGTGATTGTCGTCGCCGCAGAAGGCGTTGGCAAGACGATGCTTGCTCGCCAAGTTGCTATTTGTGTTGGCATGGGGATTCACCCCTTTACGTATCAACCAATACGTCCTCAAACAACACTCTCCGTTGACCTCGAAAACCCAGAAAGAATCATCCGCCGCACGTCTCGTTCGATTTACGGTGCCGCTTATTCGGTATCAAAAAATGACAAACCACAGGCGCATTTGCTCATCAAACCACAGGGTTTGAATTTACTGCTCCCAGAAGATAGGGCGGTGTTGGAAGAAATGATGGAAAAGACTCAGCCAGCAATTTTGGTCATGGGTCCTTTGTATAAGTCCTTTATTGACCCAGGTGGGCGGACAAGCGAAGCAGTGGCGATTGAAGTTGCGAGATACCTTGACACCATAAGAGACATTTATCAGTGTGCAATGTGGCTGGAGCACCATGCTCCGCTTGGAACTTCTATGACGACTCGCGAACTTAGGCCATTCGGTTCGGCCGTATGGTCTCGTTGGCCAGAGTTCGGAATTTCACTTCAACCCGACTCAACTGGCATGGCCTTCCATTACGACATTCGCCATTTCAGAGGTGCACGAGATGAGCGTCAATGGCCAACTAGAATTAAGAGGGGAAAACGATTCCCATTTGAGGTGGTTGATTGGCCATCCTCGCTGAAAGCGCCAACATGAGCAATACACCAATGACGAAAGAATTTCTCGCGGAGCGAGATTCGCGTATTTTTAAAATGCGCCAGGCTGGGGTTGCGGTGTCGGAAATTGCAAAAAGATTTAGCATCTCCACCAAGGTTGTTTCTCTGGCTATTTCGCGCCAATTGGAAAAACTCAATAAAGAAACGTCGCTTGCATACCCAGAAGTATTGCGCATGGAGTTGGAGCGACTCGACGCCATGCAGTCGGCCCTATGGCCGCTCACCCAGCATCGCAAGGTGACACTGGATGACGGAACGGAGGTCTCCGTCGAGCCAGACATGAAGGCCGTACAGCAGGTGTTGGCGATTATGGACAGGCGTTCAAAACTGTTGGGCATGGAGCAAACGAACATCAACGTTTCGGCCGATGTGCAGCAGAGTGTTCAAGGGACGCCAATCCGAGCAACTCTTGCTGGTCAGGATGGAATGCCCAAGCAAATCAACTCCTTTGACCCAGAATCAGAAGCCAGAAAGTTACTGGAACTCATGGCCATCTCTGGAGTTCTGCCTAGAGAAACTGTCGCCCAGATGCTTGGCCAAGCACCTATTATCGATGCCGAGGTGGTAGAAAATGAACCAGCACAACCAAGACAACTTGAAAGCGGCGATGGACAAGGTGGCGGAAACGCTCAACCCAACGGTGTCGACGATAAGCAAGGAGGATGACGGCCCTGCAGACAAACAGGTCCTAATCCGCACTACCGAACCAGAACGAGAACGCTGGAAACAAGCGGCAGCAAAAGAAGGCATACCTCTATCGCAGTTCATTAGGGATTTGCTCAATGCAAGGGCAACTGAACTCCTTGAATGTTCACACCCAATCGACCAAAGGCGTTACTATCCTTGGTCGGAGTTTTGTTTGAAATGCAGCACTAGATTGAGGTGATTAAAATAGATAAATCTAACCAGAAACGGGGATTAGTTTAAGTTTATGACGACCATCATTCCAACATTTTTTGAATATGCGCTCACTCCAGAAGAAGAAGCAACCGTTGCGCGCATTGGGTATGAACGACAACTACCGATGTTCGCTCAACCTGAACGCAACCGCAACTACTACGAGGGCGAAGTTTGGGAGATGTGGCAGCACTCAGTATGTGCTGGCTCCGAACTTGCCTTCGCGCGCATGTGTGGGATAAACGACTTCGTCCCACATGTCAACAAATTCAAGACGGTCAAAGACGTATCGGGATGGGAAGTTCGCTACTCATTCGGCAACAACATGCTTCGCTTGTCGGATTGGGACGACCAAGATGCCGTCTACGTGTTACTGGTTGATGGCCTTCGCCATAAGACACGCCGAAACCCAGAAAACGGCTGGGTTGGAGTGAATTACAGGGCGGTGTGTTGGGCGCATGGATACGAAATCGCCGAACGTGGCGAGCGCATGGAGAAGTCATGGCGACTACACAAGAATAAGGCAAACAAAGTCAGTGACCTGCAATTGGATAAATCTAACCAGAAACGGAGTTGAGCAATGAATTTTGTAGACAGCCACGAAGTGGCCCTGGATGTTTTGGGTGACAGTAAAGATGTTTGGACATGCAAGTGGTCTGGTGGAGACAAGGTACTGGTGTTTAGGGGGGACTTCGTCAACAACCGTATCCTCTATAACCACCTATTGACGCTTGATTGCGACCCGACAATGACAGTTATTGCATTCTGTGAGTGGGCACAAGAACTACTCTTGGCACTTGTCAAAAAGGAGTACAAAGATGAAAAACAATGATAGGAAAGCGCCGCAGCATAATCATTTGCTGATTAACGCCAAAACGTATTTTCCAATTACCAATAAACGGAAAATGAAGAAGTGGCTAAAAGGACTCGTCCACGACATCGGAATGCACAGAATCGCGGGCCCTTTTGTTCATTACGTCAATAAGCCTGGCAACAGGGGACTGACGGCAGTGGTAATGATTGAAACAAGCCATATTGCCTTACACATCTGGGATGAGCCAGAGCCAGCACACATACAATTCGACATATACACCTGTAGCGGATTGAATGTGGAACTTACATTGCTCAAGATTGTCAGCGAACTACAGATTACCGACATCGACTGGGTATTTTATGACCGAGAAAAAGGCTTTAAAAAAGTTTCCAAGGGAAATTCAGTCAGCAGCATCATGAATGGCTACAACAAACCACCTGCAACCTGATAAATCTAACCAGAGTTGGGGGAATCACAAAATTTGTCTCACGTGCGGCCAGCGCTGGGGGGCGACACGGAAAAGTCCCGATAAAAAGTCTCACCTCTTGCCCTGAGCCGAACAGGTGTTCGCCCCTCCCCACTCACTCCCCACCCACTCCTCACGCCCCCCTTGCCTGCCCACCTGCCACTGCCCCTACCCCATTGCCCATGTGAGATAATCTATGTGTCGTAAGGCGCAATGCCGTTGCCTACTCACAGAACGCCGCAGGTATGGACTACACCGAAAAGTACGAACTTGATGTAAAGGCTGGCAACCGCCTAGGACGTCGCCTCAGAACACTAGGCAGCAGCATCGGAAAAAGAATCCGCAGCACAGGTGGCGCAGTAGAGGCATACGACCCCAACGCATTTGACGGTGACGAAGACGGCTTGATACAAGACGGCACGCCTTGGGAAAGACCCGCAGTAGCCGTCGCACAGATAGCGCCAAGCGCCATTACAGCGCAGGCTGAGGCACTCAATGTCCGTGATGAAGCACGCAGCGTTGCGCCTAGTGATGGCAGGCAGAGAAGAAGAGAAAGCCTCAGGTCAAGTGGCGATGGAACGCCACCAAGACAAGACACACCTGATGATGTCGTACCTGATGATGTCGCACCTGATGAACAAGGAACGCAAGATGATGCCACTTCCACACAGGTAGACGCCCAAGCCGCCACGGGTGCTTTGGCAGAGTCAAGAGACAGAGCGAAGGAACTCAAAGATAAAGACCATAGCAAACGAGGCTCTACCCTAGACATGTCCCCAGAGGAGTTGGCTGACCTAGCAGTGCGCCCCCCGTCTGATGAATCAGATGAACACGCCATGACCTCAATGGTTGGCAACCTAGACGACTACGCAGATGCACCTGACCCACAGCAGGCATACGATGCCGCAAAGAGAGTCGTTGCGAACGTCTTGGCAAGTCTAATGAACATTAGAGGTGGATACGAAGCAGTCAAACAAACGTACGACGCAAAACACGGTACGGGTGCTTTTGACGAAGATACGCATAGAGATAGAGAACGACTAGCAGACAGAATGAAAGAACTTATTGGTGACGCAGTAGTCCACTCATTGTTGCTAGGAACGCCAGATACAAAGGGTCAGCATGAATCCATCTTCATACCGTCGAGAAATCCCTCACCCCTAGCCCCCAACATGACGCCCCTGGATGCAGTGTCCCAGAAGCGCTTTATCGAAGAGATGCTCAACGACCCCAACATACCTGCATGGAAACGCGGAATCTACACGGCAATTCTAGGCACGAAAAGAGAATCTCAGTTGTTTACAACAATTGATAAAAGTCAAAAAATACACATACCCACGCTCAATTTCATCCCAGCATTTTTCTCAAACATCCTTGTTCCGACAGAGATGAAAAAACAAAAGGCGACCACTAGCGGTTTCGTTCCGTACCACATAGTCAGAGGAGAAAAACATGAACTGAATAAAATAGTCCAACGTTCTTGGAACTCACAAGACATGACGGCAAAAGAAATAATGGTCATGGTCGCCAACGACTACTACGACTGGACTGCAAAACAAGACTTAATGGTGGCTAATGGTATTACCCGTGATGGCACAGACGGCAACTTACCAAGTCGTGAACAGGTACAGGCGAGATACGACATCGCCGCAGGACAGTCAATCGTACAACAAGCACTGCCCTTTGTATTCCCTGGCGAAACGTTTTACGAACCAGGCTTCGCCAGAATGCTGCCAGACAGTATTTTAAGAAACGATTCGAAGGAACATCCAATTACGCAGGAAACAGTAGGCAGACTTATCGGAATGCAAAAGCCACACACGTCAGACCCACAAACGCTAGAACTCGCACGGGTGGCAGTGGCGGAAATGCTGCGCAGAAACCCACAAGTGTTGGCTTTGTGGCAGGAGTTCGGTGTTCCTACCATACGAATTATTCACCCGATTTCGTCAGGCGACTACATGGACTTGCCAAACGATGTGAAGTTGACGCCAGACTTCATCACAGACAGGTCTAAAAACGGAAAAAGAAGAATCTTTGAGGTATTTTCCAAACTGAGAAACGCCAACATTTACATGAACGGCTACAGTGCCATCAATAAGGCGCTCAAAAGGCAGGGTCGCAATCGAAAAACACCAAAAATACTCGAGAAATTTTTTGGCGTACGGGCCAATGAAGCACTCGCTGGTCCCATAGCGACAAAATTTCAGACGTATGACGCAAATAATAAAGTCACGAACCTTTACGACAGAGCGAATGACCCGACAATGCTTTTCGGAACAACACCAATGGAAGGTGTTGGGGGCTCGTACTATCAGGGTACGGGAATGCTGGAAATCGACATGATGTCGCTTGCACTTGGGATACTCGCCCCAGTGAAAGCAGAAGATGGAATTATCGACACCAGCCCTGGGTATTCTTCGATGGAAGGCATGGGGAGTGGGGCAACAATTTTTCACGAATGGGTTCACTGGTACAACGAATTAGCAAAGGGCGAGGCACTGCGCATACTCGAGCGCAAAATCGCCGAAATGGAGAAAAATTTCATCCTCACAGGGGCAACGCCTGGACAAGCACGACAAGTGGCGAGACAGCATTTTGAGGACCTCCACCTACAATACGGAATTGGCCCTGGTCCAACTACTTCGTGGAGTGGATTTTGGAACCATTTTAATCCACCAGACGCTTCGGGGACAAAGTTTTTTCTCAATAACACAGAACACCCACGGCATCGCAAAATAATCGACTTCGACGATTACGCAAGCCGTGGATACGCGACCAAAGAGGAAATGGAAGATGATTTCCTCGAAGCGTTTCTTAAACTCCAGGGTGGGTATCAACCAGGTGGCCTACTGGAAAACTTGCACAAAGACAAAGGACTACGCGACCAAGCCTTGGTAGATGAAAGACGCAAGGTTGCTGAGGATGCCAAAACCAGCGACGAGCCATACGTGAGAACAGCCTATGGTCAAACATTGCCAGCGGAGAGAATCCCAGAGGGTGCGGTTGGTGCTTTCTTCAGCCAATTCAGAAACCTGCCGTTCATGAACAACGACGCAATGGTTCGCCTTCTCAACACGTTCTTCATGCGTCGAGATGCAAATGGCCCGCTGGAAGAAGAACACGGCATCACCATTTTCCGAAGAAGAAAGAGAAACAAAGCACGTGGAGTTTCTTGGCAGAACGAATATCTTGATGAAACCGAGTCAATGGAAGCAACCTCTACAATTCGCACGATTCTCCCCGAAGATAGACGTGGGCCAGACGGGCTAAGAAGCGCTTCACGTTCACAGGGTCGCGTCAGCAATGTGCAGTCCCGTTCCATGCGCTTTGACCCAGATGAACGCAGTCGTTTGCGCTCTGGCCCAAGCAACATCGGACTCGAAAGTGACGAGCGCCTGTATGCGTTTGAAACTCCCATTACCGTGTCGGACTTCAGGGCACGTGCACGCACGCTGGCCATTGGTGATTATCACTTCTACGACGATGGAGTTCCTTATTCACAAGCGCTTACCCCTCGGTATCGTGCGGAACGCGGATTCCTCGCTGGGCGGGTGTATGTAAACCGCAGCAGGCCACACGACGGCGACATGATGCGAGCAATGTCTGCCACACAATTCGGCATGTTCGTCGACGACATGCCCGTATACGCAACGACTACAGAATCAGACCGAGGAATGCTACGAGGCCTGGTCACTGGTCAAATTGCAGACCTACCGCAATCGTCAAGGGCTCGCATAGAAAGAGCGCTAAAGAACGTCACGCACATACATTCAGCAGTACAGTCAGCAACGCCAAACAAGAACGACTTGTATCGAGTGGTCAAAGTGGACCCACGCTCATTTGTGGAAGGACTCATAGTGGGTGAGCGCATTCCAATGCCAATCACTGCCTTCTCGCGCACGCGCCCGAGCGTGGACGCGGGCGATGTGGTCATCCGCATACAACGAGGAGCCAAGGCCATCGACGTTCAGGATGGGCAGTTTCTAACACAGGGAACGTTTGAGGTCGTGGCGCTAGACAGGGTCGACGGGCAGGTTACAGCGACACTCAAGCATGTAGAAACTTACGACCCCCGCCATGACGCCATGCGCCCCGTTGACAGGTTCTCAGACAAACCAGGAGCAATGCGCAAGTTTGGCTCACCACGACCTCGCTACACCCAAGAGGAACAGCGGCTTATGGAAGCCGACCTATCGCGCCGCATGGATGGAGCGCAAATAGGCAAGCAAATTTCTGGCTTACGTTCGTCTGGCTCAAGTGGGTATGGGAGCGATGTTGATGAAGAAATAGACAAACTCATCGGCGACATGAGCGAGCGCTCCAAGTCGGCCAAAAACATAGTGACAGCGCTGCGGGCAAAGGTTCGCGAAAGAATGCAGAACCAAGTTGACAGACGACTGGACAAGGCACGCGAATCACTACGAGAAATGTATGGGGACTCCAAGCCGTGGAGAGAGGACGCAGAAGTAATAAATAATTTTGTGTCGTCAGACCCAGCGCGAAGACAAGAGGTCTTGAGCAGCATATTTGAGCGAATGAAAGAACGTGTCATGGACACGGCAATGATGGGTGGGACGACAGACGCAGTGCAGTGGGTCCCGAATTCCACCGTTGAAGAGAGGGAGCGGGTAGCAGGGGACTTTTTCCGATTTGGTGGCGCTCTTACGGTTAGACAATTGGACATTCTTATTGCAAGGGGCGAAATGGATGTCACCCTGCCATATTTCAGAGTTGACCCCAACAGCGCCCTTTCGGGGGGGTTGGTTGGAAGCGTTACGGTTTCGCTAACCGACGAAGAACGAGAAGTTTTGGTAGGCATAAGGGATTTCTTGGAAGTTGGTTCACGCGCCTACATGATAACTGACGACAACTCTCGAACATTTACTTCTGGTGGCAAGCCGCTAACCGTCTTTCCTTCACGACACGCAGGTAAACCAAAATTCAATTTCAGCCTTTCCCCCTATGATTATGTAACAAACTTTGATGCTGAAGCAAAAAAACAATTCTTTAAGTTCTATGGCGAAGTGCACAACGCTGGAGCCTTGGGGGATTTCAATCGCACAGTATCAGTCGATAATGGAGTAATTACAGTTAACCACGCCAGCATGAACATGGAGAATGCGGGCGGCGGGGCAGCGACGATAATTAATCAGCATTCGTGGCAGTGGTGGAAGCAGATTCCCAAAACTCAAGTTCTGCTCACTTCGGCCAACGATGGTTACATTGTTTGGCCACGTCACGGGTTCAGTGCAGCCAGAGATAAAAACTCAGAAGACAACTTCTCGTACGCAAAAGAAAAACGACTCAGAAAGGCCGTGGAATTTATCATTGCCGCGACTTCACCCAACCAAAAGACAAGAGAGTCGACATACCCGCCCCCTAGTGGACTCGAGAAACTCATTGTGGCTCGTATCGACAGGGAGGGCAATGCTAGATACAGGAATCCAGACTTAAAGGACAGCGATAAACGATTACGCGAACGTCTAGCACTTTGGTTGGCACTCGCAATTCAGGATGAACAGCGCGACCCAGAACTACCAAGAAGAGCCAGCATGGTTATGTTGGCGAATCTTCTTGATACGTCCGAAATGACCGATGAGCAACTAAAGGAGTGGAAAGGGCTATTCGAATATACGTACGATGGAACCCTCGCGATACAACTTGACAATTCGAATAATAATGACCCCGACTATCTCCCCTCTTTCGTGATAGACGACGAAGACCCAACTGGAGCCATGGTCGCACGAAGAATCGCAATAGCCGAAGAACGTAGCCAAGGTGGCCCCATGGATATGTTCCTTCCCATGACATGGAATACGGGTGGTTCTTACGCTAACGGCGACAGCATTAATGCACAGGAAGTTGTGGCCAGAGTATCTCGTTTGTCTACTCTGCGCGACAGTTCGATGCGGCCCGACAACACACTCAGAAAAAACAGCACCGCAGAGACCCTCTTGGCTAGAGAAATTGCTGGCGGGGAAATTACCCCCAAACTCATAGACGTTGACAGCGC